AGGTGTCGGTCACCTGGGCCGTCTGGGCCTTGCCGTTGGGAACGCCGTAGTTCAGGAGACGCCAGGCCACCTCGGGGAGGCCGGTGCGGATCGTGGACAGGTGGCCCGTGGGGAGGTTGCCCTCCACATAGACCATGTCTTCGAGGACTTCGTTGGTGCGGCCGAGAAGTTCGACGATCTTGTCGATCTTCCCGCCGGGGTTGAGCATCCTGGCGTGGTCCTGGAGGGTCGGGAGGTTGTTTCCAATCGTACTCACGCTTATCGCTCCCTTCTAGGTTTGGGTTGGGTTTACTTGCGGTGTTCGGGGTAGAGGACCTCGGCGTCGGACTTCACGGAACCGGCCGACTCGGCCTCGACGAACTTGGGGTCCTGGGCGATCTTGCCCAGGCGATAGAAGAGCCGGATGAACTCCTTGTGGTTGCCCACGAAGAGGTCGTCCATCAGTTGGGAGAGTTCCGGCGTGCCGAACTTCTTCAGGCCGAACTTGGCCGTGGCCAGCTTCTCTTCGTGGTCGGCCCCGCCGATCTCGGGGTCCGCCTTGGCCTCCGTCTGCCAGCTTTCGATGGTCTTCTCCCATTGGCCAATGAGCCGCTGGGAGGCCTCCTTGGCCAGCTTGGCGTGGAGGTCGGCGAACTTCTGGGCGGCCTCCTGGGAGAGCTTCGCCTCCTTGGCCAGTTCGGTGAACTCGCCCAGGACGGCCTCGTCCAGGACGAACCCCTCTGGCACATTCAGGTCGTACTTCTCGGGCACGGCGTCCGTGTCGCCGTCTTTCTTGTCCTCGGCCTTCTGGTCCTCGGCCTTCTGGTCCTGGGCCTTCTGGTCCTGGGCCTTCTGGTCCTGGGCCTTCTGGTCGTCGGCCGTCTTGCCGTCGCCTTGCTGATTGGCCGTGTCCTGGAAGAGTTGCTGTTCCAGGCTGGTCTCGTTCGCCTTCTGCGTCTCGGTGTCACCCTGGTTCAGAAGGGATTCCGGCATTACGCTTCCTCCTCCTCGTCGCTCATCAGGCCTTCCGCCACGGCCTCGGCCCACAGGGTGCCGAAGCTGTTGGGGTCGACCTTCTGGATGTCGTTCAACACCAGCAGGGCCACGTTCCGGTGCCCCTCCAGGAAGAAACTCGTGGAGTTGCCGGTGAAGGTGGTGCGGAAGAGACTCCCGATGGTCAGGAGCCTCCAGACGAAGCGACGGCCCTCCCGAGTTGAGAGGACCGCCCTGATGTCGTTCAGTTCACGCTCACGCCGCTGTCGGCGTTCCTCCTGGGTCTCCCGGTCGGCCGTCACCGCCCGAAGCTTCCGTTCGAGCATGCCGTCCAGGCCTTCAGGTTTCCTGGGCCTCTGCATGACCTACATCCCTCCCGGTGCCCCCTGGACTCCGTATCCCCCCTGCAGGTTCTGGAGGACCTGGTCGAGGACGTTGCCGTCGCCGGTCTTGGCCGCCGACAGGTCCTTGGCCGTCTGGGCCCCCTGCTGGGCCGCCGCCATCATGGTCTGGGCCGCCACCTGCTGGGCCTTCGCCTGGCGTATCTTGGCCACCATCTCGTCCGAGACCACCACCGACGCCGGTACCCCCAGCATGTCGGCGTACTCGTCCACAAGCTGGTCGAAGTCCACCTTGTCCAGGACCTGGGGGCTCACCTGGGCCATGCCGCCCACGAAGGTGACGAACTGCTCCAGGGTCACCGTGCCCACCAGCTTCTGCGACTGCGCCAGGAGGGAGACGTACTCCACCTTCAGTTCCTGGCCCTGCAGTTCCTGCGGTGGCGGCGGGATCAGTTCGGCCTCGTCCATGAGGGTGAAGGTCCGGCTGATGGCCTTGTTCAGGAGTTCCGTGTCCAGGCGCTCCAGGACCGGCCCCAGCATGAGAAGCTTCTCCTCGTGGCGCTCGGCCACCTCTCGGGCGGTCATCTCCCGCCGGTCGGACATGGAGAGCATCAGGAACAGGTCGGCGTAAAAGGTCTGCCGGATGGCCTCCGTGACGTCCAGGATCGTCTCCCGGAGCCCCGACAGGTCCGGCTTCACCTCGTAGATCGGGCGGATGCCCATGTTGGAGGCGTTGGGGTTGACGAAGGTCACGCCCCCCGGCATGTTGCGGACCCCCTGCTCGGCCACCTCGGGCGGAGCCTGGAGCGGCGGGTCGTAGGACTTCTCGATGCCGGTGAGCTTGTCCATCTCCAGGACCATGAGTTGCTTGGCGTCCGGGAGCGCCTCCCAGCCGGGCCCCATGCCGTAGACGTGGGGGCCCAGGGTATCCCACCGGGGCGTCATGAGCGGCAGTTCCGAATACCCCTTCGCCTGGACGATCCCGTCCTTGGGGGCGTCGGGCATCCAGTACACCGAAACGAAGGGCTTCTTGGCCTCCATGGGATGGAGCGGATACTTGCCCTCGTTGGGCTCGATGAAGTGGTAGGCCGAGAACTTCGTGAAGGGCTTCTCGTTGGCGGCCCTGACCACGGCCACCGGAAGGACGTCCTCGCCGAACAGCTTCACCAGGCTGATGGCCGACATGCGGATGTGCCGCCCGAACACGTCGATCTCCAGCTTGGCGTTGTTGGCCAGGACGTACTCCCCGAAGGTGAAGGACCGGCACCGGATGACCGTGTCGAAATCCCGGTCGATCAGGATGGGGGCCGTGCCGAAGGTGCCCAGTTCGGTGTACACCGAGTGCAGGGCGTTGTAGAAGTTCGACTTGTGGAACACGCCCATCATCCGGTCTCTCACGTCGTCGAGCCACAGCCTGGCGTTGGGGAACTCCGACAGGTAGGGGTCCGCCACCATGAGACGGAACCAGGGCCGTGCGGGGCTCGTGAGACCGGCCTGGAGACCGGCCGCCAGGGTCCGCACGGAGCGCTTCGGCATCATGTTGAGCATGTCGTCGTCACGCTCGTGCCACTTGTCGTAGTCCGAGTCGGCGAAGATGCCCCGGTGCGGGTTGATATACCTCACCAGGTCCTCCGCCACCCGGAGCCACGGTTCCCGGATGTCCTCCAGTTCCTTCCAGCGTGAGGCCAGGTAGGACCTCAGCGGCACGGATGTCTTGCTCGCCATTTCACACCCCCTCCCCCCTTACTGGCCCAGCAGGCTCTTCTTGGCCGTCCTGGCCTTCCCTGCGAGCCCCTGGCCCGACGTCAGGAGCGTGGACCGGTACCCCTGCGCCATCCGCTGTTTCCGCTTTTCCTCCCAGGCCGCCAGCGTGGGGTCGGTGTCGATGTCCGCCTTCATGGGGGCAGGCGGCGGGGCCTCGGGCATGTCGGGCGTACTGAACAGGCACACGGCTATCTCCTCCTTCCGAGTCTTGAGAATGGGTGGTAAGACTCCGCACCGGCACCGGGGCGGATGTTGTCGGGGCCCGAGGCCAGCGGGATGCTGGCCGGTGTCGGCACCGCAAACGTCAGGGCCAGGGCGTCGCCGTAGTCCGGCGAGGCCAGGCCTCGGTCTCGCATGTCCTCCTTGGCCTCCAGGATCATCTTCCCGGCCGGTGTGAACCAGTACTGTGGGCCGCAGAGGTCGTCCAAAAGCTGGTCGTGGGGCGGCAGGGCCCCACCGGCCTCCAGCCAATCCTTCACCCCGTGCCACATCTCCATCCGCTTGTTGGCGTACCTGGAGTTGCTGGACGCCCAACCGAAGTTGACCTCCAGGACGTTGCGCCAGCCGATCTGCCGGAGCCGGTCCACCACGGCGCTCCCCATGGCCACGTCCACCAGGAGGCTCTGGGGCCTGGCCTGGACCATCTCCCCGGCGGTCTGGTCGGCCACCGTCATGGTGTCCAGCCTGGACCACCACCGGCGGATCGTGGCCCTGAGGCCCTGGCGCTCGGCCAGGACCGTCTTGCAGTCGCCGTAACGGGCCACGTCCAGGCCGAACAGGATGGCGGCGAAGTCGTACTCGTCGGGGCGCAGGTGGCGCTTGGTGGCCGCTTCGGCCAGTTCCCTCGAGATGAGTTGCTGGAAGGAGGCGGACGGGAAGTCGCCCAGGACCCTGACCCTGTAGATGTCGGAGTCCTCGCCGTACTTGCCGTGCATCCGCTCGATGTACTTGGGGGTGACCAGGGGGCTGTCCAGGCAGGAGAAGCGAAGGGTCCGCCAGAGGTGGCGGTCACGGTTGTGGCTGTCGTAGAAGTAGCCGGTGGTCTGCGTGGGGTTGCTGGTCATGGCCACCCGAGCGCCCGGCGTGGAGAGGGCACCCTCGGAGGCCTGGAAGATCGTGTCTGGAACGCCCGACGCCTCGTCGATGATGAACAACATGTTCTCGGCGTGGAACCCCTGCAACGCCTCGGGGCTTTCCTTCCTGGCCGTCCTGGCCACGGCGAACTGGGAATACTCGGCCCCCTTGACCTTCACCTGGTCAGCCTGGACGGTCACCTGGCGGCGGAACCAGTCGGGCATGCGGCTGTGCCACTTGGCGATCTCGGCCCAGAGGACCGACTGAAGCTGGTGGCCGGTGGGGGCCGTGCAGGGCACCCTGGAGTCCTCGAAACACATGGGGTGCCAGAGGGCGAGCCAGGCCAGCGCTGTGGTCTTGCCGGTGCCGTGGCCCGACCTGACGGAGACACGGGCCCCAGGCTCGGCGATGGCCTCCAGGAGACTTCTCTGCTGGGGCGTTGGGTCCACGCCGAAGACCGACCGGACGAAGTAGACCGGGTCCGTGCGGAACCGCATGAACTCGGCCACCAGGGCCTCACGGTCCTCCACGGGTGGCCGCCTCCCTCCGTTGCCGCAGTTCCGCCAGAATGCCGACGATTGTTTCCCCAGCGTCAACATCCAGCTTGTCCTTGAACATGGCGAGATGGCGTCCGATCAGTTCCAGCGCCCTGATCTTGTCGTGGAGTTTCACCTTCGTG